GGCAAGACCTTGGATTGGATCAGATGCTATGCTGAAGGTAAATATTCGTATGTCCAGGAAGGCAGACCGGTATGGCCGGAGTATGATGACCACTCTATGTCCGATGATCTCACCATTCAAGAAGGTCTTCCGGTACAAGTGGGGCTTGACTTTGGTCTTACACCCTCTGCCGTGTTTGGTCAGAAAATGCAGAATGGCCGGTGGCATATTCTCCGCGAGATAGTGACGTTTGACATGGGGCTGGAACGCTTTGCCCATTTGCTAAAATCAGAGCTAGAGACATGGTTTCCGAAATTTGAGTGCATGATATGGGGTGACCCGGCCGGCTCAGCAAGGGATATGATCTACGAACAAACAGCATTTGATCACCTCAAGACACATGGGTTAGTTGCGCGACCCACGGCTACCAACGAATTTAAGACAAGACGAGAGGCCGGAGCTATACCAATGACCCGATTGATTGACGGCAAACCCGGCTTTCTAGTACATCGTGAATGTGTCCGGCTGAGAAAAGCTCTCGCTGGAGGCTATCACTTCAAAAGAGTGGCAATGGGATCGGGTCATGAACGGTTTAAGGATGTTCCGAACAAAGACCACAACTCCCACGTTGCCGATAGTTTGGGGTATCTTCTGCTAGGCGGTGGGGAGCATCGCAACATGGTTCGGGGTAAATCCCCTCATTTCTATAAGACAGCGAATGCCTGGGGTGACTTTGATGTTTTCGCCTAAAGAAATCACAGAAGTATCCACCTTGGATGGGAAGACGGCCAAGATCATTGATTTCAAACCCGATCACCTCAATGCGGTCAGCTATAGATCGCTGGACGCTCCCTTCATCAAGGCCAATCAAGAGGCTATTGCCCACCGGTTACCGAAAGGATTATCCTTCTCCGCAGTCATAGACGATCAAGTATTCGCTATGTTTGGCCTCGTTCCCTTTTGGCAGGGATGCTATGAATGCTGGCTTATTCCAGCCGATGATCTCGATACCCACAAGATGAAGACCCACCGCACTGCCATACGTTTTTTTGAGTATACCGCCAAGGTTTTAAGAGCAAAGAGATACCAATGTTATGTATTTTCGGAAAACGTTCGGGCTGTTCGCTGGATTGAAATGATGGTATTCAAAAAAGAAGGGTTAATGAAGAACTTTGGCCCTAACCAAGAAGATCATTTTTTATATGCGAGGTATTTCTGATGGGATTTTTATTCGGTGGCGGTGGCGGTGAAAGCCAAGAGCAGAAAGAAAGTCGGCAAAAGCGTGACCAGCAAGTCCAGCAACAAGAGGAACGCACACAGAAAGCGGAGATAACCGAACGCAAAAGGATCAATGATCGTATGCGAAAGATGAAAACCGGGGGAATGCGCCAGCTCCTATCATCCGATAGAGAGGATAATCAGGCACTCGGTAACCCAATCACACAGACACGAACATTAGGGCCAGGCAGAAACCCACGATAATGAAGAAATATATCCGCAACCCAAGAAAAAAGGAGATGACCAATGCCGATGGTGAGTTACAAGAGCAAAGAGGGAACGAAGAAAAAGAAGTTCAAGTACACGAAGAAGGGAGTAGCGGAGGCCAAAAAGATGGCGAAACAGACCGGGGGAAAGATTAAGGTTAACAAAAGCTACGCATGAGACTTGATGTAACCACATTAAAAGGCCGATTTAAAAAGGCTATGGCCCACAAAGACGAGTGGCGGTCTATCTATGAAGATGCCTATCGGTATGTTCTGCCCAACCGCAATCTCTATGATGGCAACTACGAAACGACCTCACCCAAAAACGATAAAATGAACCGGGTATACGATAGCACGGCTATCCACTCTACTCAGAGATTTGCCAACCGTCTGCAATCTGGAGTGTTCCCCACCCAACGGCACTGGTGCCGGCTAATTCCTGGTGAAGAGATACCGCCAGAGAGGCACATAGAAATCCAACGTATTCTGGATAGTTACTCCGATAAGATGTTTGATGTCATGCGTCAGTCAAACTTTGATATGGCTATGGGCGAGTTCCTACTAGAGTTAGCTATCGGAACGGCTGTGATGATCATCCAACCGGGTGACGAGTTACAGCCCATACGCTATACAGCCGTTCCATCGTTCTTGATTGCCTACGATGAAGGTCCATTTGGCACAGTCGATAAGGTCTATAGAAACCACAGAATACCGTTTTCTGCCGTTGATCAAGAGTTTCCGGATGCCGAGATACCAGCACAACTCAAACAAAAGTATGATGGCCGGCCCGATGAGAAGATTGATCTCTACGAAATCACTTGCTACGACAAGGACGAAGGTATCTACCACTATCATGTCATAACCAAAGAAGGCGAAGACGAGCTGGTCTATAGACGTATGAACTCGTTCCCCTGGGTCGTGGCCCGATATATGAAGGCCAGTGGTGAGAAGTATGGCAGAGGTCCGGTATTGACGGCCCTTCACGATATCAAGACCTTGAACAAGCTCAAAGAGTATCATCTCAAGAATGCCTCCCTTAGTATAGCCGGTGTCTATACCGCAATGGATGACGGTGTTCTTAACCCAAATGCCGTGCGATTAGTACCCGGAGCGATCATACCGGTGGCGAGAAACGGTGGAAATCAGGGAGAAAGTCTCAAGCCATTGCCCCGGAGTGGAGATATCCAGCTATCGCAAATGTCACAACAGGACCTTGTCATGTCTATAAAGCAGATCCTCATGGATGATATGTTGCCTCCCGATACCTCCTCAGCCCGATCCGCTACTGAAATCGGTTTTAAGATGAAGATCCTCGCAGAGAACATGGGTAGTAGTTTTGGCAGATTGATCAATGAGACAATGTATCCGGTGGTAAGACGTACTCTTGAGGTTATGGATGAGATAGGCATGATTGATTTACCGTTGAAGATCAATGGACTACAAGTCAAAGTTCAACCGGTAGCCCCGATTGCCATGTCACAAAATATGGAGAAGGTCAGCGAGATTATGCAGTATATGCAGATAGCACAGAGCTTTGGGCCGGCTGGACAGCTTGCGGTAAAACAAGAAGTGCTACTCGACTATATTGCCGATCAACTGGCTATCCCGGCAGAAGTCCGGATGACACAAGAAGAAAAGCAACAAATACAGCAAATGCTGATGCAACAAGCCCAGCAAATGGCACAACAACAAGGAATGGCACCAGGTGGAGAAGAACCAGAACAACCAGTTGGATGATGATCTTTGGCCGGAGGTAACTGAAGATCCTCAAGCATCCCAAATGGATATGCTATACGCTACCGTCTTCAATACACCGGATGGTCTAAAGGTACTCAAGCATTTGGCAAGTACAACACTAGATCAACCGTGCTGGTATCCGGGAGGTGACGCAAGTCAGGGATACTTTCGGGAAGGCCAAAACTCACTCATACGACAGATCAATAGTAGAATAAGGAGAGCTAAAGATGTCTGAAGAACAGCAAGAGGAGCAACAAGAACAGCAACCACAAGCTGAGAGCAATATGCAGAAACTAGCAGGAGAGGATCTCAATGCCCCGAAGACAGAAGACGAAAACTCGCACCTCCAGGCCAATGCTGAGCCGGAGGGTGTTGATCCGGACGAGATTGAGTTCGTCAAACCAGAGTTCCTCCCGGAGAAGTTCTGGGATGCGGAGAACGGCACGAACGTAGAGAAACTATCCAAAGCCTATTCTGAGCTGGAAAAGAAGTTCTCACGAGGCGATCACAAAGCCCCAAAGGAATACACCGTTGATTTTCTAGGGGAGAACGTGCCGGAAGATGATGAGATGCTCAACAACTATAAGGACATGGCGCAACGCTATGGGATGTCTCAAGAAGATTTCCAAGATCTGGCAATGCAGTTTGTCGGTGCGGTTGAAGATGAAACCAAGAGCGAACAGGAATTTATTGAGGAACAAAAGCGACTACTAGGTAACAATGCGGTCGAACTGGTGCGATCCAACTATGACTGGGCAAACAGCCTATTGAGCAAGGGTGTCATATCACAAGCCGAGTTTGACGTATTGGATCAGATGGGCGGTACCGCTGATGGTACCAGGCTCCTTAGAAAGATACGCAATATCTCTAGCCCCAAAGAACTCCCAATCCCTTCCTTTACCGGAGAGAGAAAGACCAAGGATGAGCTGGCGCAGTATGTAGCGGACCCTCGTTGGAGATCCGATCCGGTATGGCGAAAGCAGAAAGAAAAAGAGTTCTACGACAATATAGCGTAACTAGACCTTACTTTTAGCTTTACTACATTTTCAAGATATGGTATCGGTGGATTGAGCGATAACTACATCTGTAGCCGTTCAATCACTTTGATTGGCGGATTTATTCCATAACCAAGACAACTAATGTTAATTTTTTTATGGAGAGATAGATGTCCAACAATGCAATATCAAACGCATTCGTCACTATCTTTGAAAGCGAAGTTCACCAGGCTTATCAGTCTGAAGCTAAACTTGCCGGAACAGTAAGAACCCGAACAAACGTAGAAGGTTCAACTGTAAAGTTCCCAAAGTTAGCTAAAGGATCAGCCTCTGTTCGTTCACCCGGTACACAAGTAACACCGGTAGGCGCGCAATTTTCTAGCGTGACTGCGACAATGGTCGATTATTCTGCTTCAGAGTACAGTGACATTTTTAACCAGGCAAAAGTAAATTTTGACGAAAGAGCAGAGCTAGCCGAAATGCTCGGAAGAGCCATAGCCAGACGCGAAGACCAGGTGGTTATCGATGCACTCATCAACGCATCTGCCGGGTCAACCGTTGCCAATACTGTGGTTACTTCTGGATCAGCAAGTGCCTCTGACCTTAATGTCGGAAAGATTATTGAGGCTGGTAAGAAACTTAACGCTAAGAACGTACCGGCAACTGAGCGGTGCCTCTTAGTTCATGCTAATTCAATGGCCTCCTTACTCGGTGATGAAAGAGCCGTGAGTTCAGACTTCATTCAATTGCAAGCCTTACAGCGCGGTGAAGTTCAAACTTTCGCTGGATTTCAGCTAATCATGTTTGGAGACAGAGATGAGGGCGGTATTCCAATCGATGGATCAAGTGACAGAACGTGTGTAGCGTTCCATAAGTCAGCCATTGGTCTTGGTGTTGGTATGCCAGCTAAAACAGAAGTCAATTATGTACCGGAAAGAACATCGTTTCTCGTAACTGCCATGTATTCGGCAGGAGCGATAGCGGTCGATGTTGACGGCATATGCGATGTAACTTGTAGGGAGAGCTAAGATGGCATTTGTTAGAAATGATTTTAATACCATCGGTGGACAGGCCAGAGCCGGAGTTACTCCAGCAATGTATGTCTATACCACAACCGAGGCTCACACCGCAGTTGATGCGTCTGGATACTTCAACGATCTATCCGACATTCTCAACGTAGGTGACATGATCATCGTACATGGTGCAACCGGTGGCACACGAACA